AATAGGTTATAATTATGAAAAGTCAAGTCTTAGACAAAGGCTTTATTGAAGTTGTTGATTCATTAGGAAATGATTTAACAGTTGTCAATTCAGCTAGAGTATCATTCGGTAAAAGAAAAAAGAAATGGGATAAGTCAGATGAAAGATTAGTTCGTTATCTCGCAAAGTACAAACACTATTCCCCTTTCAGACATTTACAAGTTCAATTCCATATTAAAGCACCAGAGTTTGTTATGAGACAATGGTATAAACACGTGGTGGGTATTGAAACCACATCTAATAGCTCAGCCAAAGATCATGCTTGGAACGAAATCAGTGGTAGGTATGTGCCTGTTGAAGATTTCTACTATCCCTCAGTTTGGAGAAAACAATCAGATGATAATAAACAAGCATCTGAAGGGGTGTTGGATGATTTACAGCAAAAGAGAATGGATATGGTTTTCAATGAATATATGAGACAAGTAGAGATGGCTTACGATAGGATGATTGATGCTGGTATGGCTAAAGAACAGGCAAGAATAATCTTACCATTGAATCAATACACAGAAGTTTATTGGACAGCATCGTTTCAAGCAATTATGAATTTCATCGAACTTAGAAACGAAAAAACATCACAAATAGAAATACAGGAGTATGCTAAAGTATTGTTAGATTTGATGCGTGACGTATACCCTATGACAACTAAGTTGTGGTCTGAGGCGCACGGTTGGTAATAGTAGAATCTCACAGAGAATGGAAAAAATTTATGGTGGAGTTTGGTAAAGAAAACTCTATTGTGATTCCGATAGCTTGTGACAAAAATAAACATCCGATTGATACCAACCTTTGTTTACTTTATATTAAAATGTTAGATGGTTCTCTTGAAGAATATGTGCTACCATTCAGACATTCTGATGCTATAAACTTAAAACCTAGCTATATGAATAAAACAGTAACAGATAGGGATGTTTTTACATATGATAAAAAAAAGTTATTGCATTTCTTAAAGTGGGATAATATAACAGATATGCAAATGCACTACTATATGTCTAAAAACCAACCATTACCAATTGATGATGTAACCACTGGTGCTCACGAATATTTTTATAGAATTCATTATAAAACTAAGAATATTAACTGTATCATCCCAATGATGAAACATATAGAGTGGTGTAGAAAACTAGTCGACTATTTGAAACTAACTGTTTTTATAAAACCAGCAAACAGTAGTGTGTTGAAAATTTACAATGATGATGTTATTGAAAATTTACAACAGATAGAACAAAATGGATTACAAACTACAAAAGGTATGGTGTATTCAGAGTATAATCCATACACATCTACAGGCCGCCCATCAAATAGATTCGGTGGTATGAACTTTGCTGCTCTAAACAAAAAAGATGGAAGTCGTAAACAATTCATAAGTAGATTTGGTAAAGATGGTATGTTGATAGAAATGGATTATGATGCTTATCATCTGAGGCTAATTGGTGATGAGATAGGTTATGACTTTCCAAAGGGCTCTGTGCACAAACATATGTCAAAACTTTATGGTGTCGGATACGATGAAGCAAAATCACTGTCATTCCAATATTTGTACGGACACATACCTGAAGAAGTTTTGAAAAAGAATCCATTCTTTAGAAAAGTTCAAAAATACATAGATGCTGTTTGGAGTGAATATAAATCATCAAAATCCATTAAATCTAATATTTATAGTAAGAGGATAAGACAAGAAAACCTTTCAGATATGAATAAGAATAAGGTTTTCAATTATCTTATTCAGTTGACAGAAACAGAAAGTAATATGAGAATGTTGTCAGAGCTAATACCAAAGATAAGCAGTTATAAAAGTAAATTAGTTCTATATAGCTACGACTCATTTCTGTTTGACTTTTATTTGCCAGATGGTTTAAATTACATACATAAAGTAAAGAAAATCATCGAACAGAGTGGTAAGTTTCCAGTAAAAGTTGGTAAGGGTTGGAACTACCACGAAATGAAAGATATAACAAGGAAATTTAAATGATTACAGATTTAAATAAGATTATGAATGAATGGGCTTTTCGTACTCACAATGGTAAACCTAATCCAAAGAGTATGGCTCATCAAATTATATTAGAAGGAGTTCTAAAAGATTTTGGTTGGAGTTTGGAACAAAGAAATGAATTGCTCAATAGTGATTCATTTCAGATAACTGAAAAAAGAAAGCCGGGTGAGGTTTGGAAAACACAAACTGGATGGGCAGGTTTGAAACCTGGAGAGGAAACAGCTCAGTATGGCATGGCAAATAAAAAAACTGCTCAGAAATACGTTGCTGGTGAGGAAGAAGATGATGAGAAATCCGATAAAAAACCAGATGAGAAATCTCAAGAAAAAGATAAAGAATTAAATCAAGATATTGATACTCTTGAACAAGAAACTTTTGCTAGAACTGAAACCGAACCCGATGATGATAATTTTGAAGAATCCAATTCAGAATATGTTGCAGAAAATACTATTGATTTTGAAAGAGAGATGGAAGAAAGATTTAAACCACATAAATTTCCAAAAAAATATTTAAAAACTCTTGGTAGAATGTTAAATACAAAATTAGATGCTTCTATGAAAGATAGTAGTGGAAAAGTAAAACCACCTATTGGGCAATTAAGTCATTATACATTAGAAGGTGGTGCTGGTGAGATAAGGTCACAGGCTGGTGAATTGATAGGTATGATAGCAAGTTCTATTCAAGATCCTAACCAAAGAGAAGAATTTCTAAAAATGTTAGAAGAACATATGGATGCTAATGATGATGGATTAATTGCAGATAAGAGTTGGGTAAAGGCAGCTAGACAAAATAATCAAGCAATAGATGATTCATTGAATACTGAATTTCCTGATGGTTATGAAATAGTTGCTAGTGCTTGGGATGTAGATAGTGAAGCTGAAGCTTTAGGAATGAATCCACCAATACAGAAGAATAAAGGTGAATCAACCGACCAATATATGAAGGTAAAAACTCCAGATGGAAAAGCACATTTGGTTGAGATATCTCTGAAGAAAGATAAAAATATAAGATTGACAAATACATCACCTGAAGCCTTGATGAATTTTGATAACTTTACTGAAGATGAAAGGAAAGAACTTCAGAAGAATATGAGAGGTAAGGGTATTCAAGATGTACCACCGCCAGGTGATGGAAAGACAGATATTGACGATGTTAGATTTTCCTCTTACCAAAAATATCAACAAGAAAAATACAATGAGTTTGGAAAACAAAATAAAAGTGAAATTATTAAATTAATAAAAGAGGGTAAAATTAGTTCTTCAACATTAAAGAAATTAAAAATCGATTCTAACAATCCTGAAGAAAGATTAGATGAGATATTAAAAGGTGGACGAGGAACTGGTAAAACTCGTGATAAAAATAAACTATTTTTACAAGCTGCTCAACAATTACCAGATGGTCAGGCTGTTATTGATGATGTAAATGAAAATACAAAGAAAGTATTATCTAATATAGCAACTGCTATAGGTGTAGAACCAGTAAAGACTAAAATGTTAGAATCTGTAAAAGAAAAATTACCATTGAGAAGTTTAGTCTCTGGTGAAGAATCTATGGCCGTTGGTGATTTTATGATGGATAAAAGAACTATGAAAAAAGTATTTGGTACTGATGACTTTGAAAAAATTAAAGATGATTTACAGGTTGATATAGGTCCACCTCCAGTTATTAAGTATGTTGCAAAAGGTGGTGGTGAACCAATAGTAGTGGCAAATATAAAAATAAGAGAAGATGGTGTGGGTTATGGCGCTGCTATGAAATTTGATATGGTGTTGTCTAATGATTTCACACAGAAATGTAAAGATGCACATGAAAGTGAGTTGAATCAAGCAAAAAGGGCTAGTTAATGAAAACTCAATTGCTCTGTACCTTTACTGATAAAGGAAGTTTAGATGATGTTGTAGAACTTATTATGGAATGTAATGATATACTCTATAATAAGATTTATGTTTTTGAAAATGGTAAAGATAAATCACAATTAATTTGCACATACAATGTAGAGTATGAGGATGACCATATTTCAGAAGATATACCAAATACAATTTCACTTCATAGAAAAAAACAAACTAACACATTATACACTATTAATGCTCTGAATGAAGTTATAAGAGAACTCAACAATGGTATATTAGATAAGAAATTTTCTATACCTTGGGATGACTATTATAATTCTTTACTACTTACGAATGATGATGGCTTGAGTAAAATACCTACAAAAATATATAAAATTATTAATACAAAAGATTGAAAAAAAAATTGTATTTAACTAAAAAGTTAGATACTTATTATAGGTTACAAAAGTAACTAATAAATGCTAATTAACTAATAAGGAGAATAACAAATGGATATTAATTCTATTCGTAAGCGTCTTAATCAGCTTCAAACAACAAACAATCGAACTTCAAACCTATGGAAACCTCAACCAGGAAAACAAGTAATTAGAGTTTTACCTTATAAACATAATAAGGATAATCCTTTTATTGAATTGTTCTTTCATTTTGGTTTGAATAATAAAACCTATCTTTCACCAATCACATTTGGTCGTCCAGACCCAATTGAAGAGTTTGCACAAAAACTTAAAACAAGCGGTAACAGAGAAGAGTATCAGATGGCTCGTAAATTAGAGTCAAAGATGAGAACCTTTGCACCAGTAATCGTTCGTGGTGAAGAAACACAAGGTGTTCGTTTTTGGGGATTTGGTAAGACGGTCTATCAAGAATTACTTTCAGTTATAGCAGATCCAGACTATGGTGATATTACAGATGCCGTAAGCGGTCGTGATGTATCAGTAGAGTTTATTACTGCTGAAGAAAGTGGTGCTTCATTTCCTAAAACTTCTATTCGTGTAAAGCCTAATCAAACTCCAATCGTTGAGGATAAGGCACAGCTAGAGGCTATGTTGGATAATCAAAAAGACATTACTGAATTATATCAGGAACTCTCATATGAAGAGCTTACAGATGTGTTAAATCAATGGTTGAATCCAGAAGCTTCTTCTGATGATAAAGAAGAAACTGCACCTGTGTCGGCTGTTGCTGCTGAATCAGCAAATACTGTTGAAGATGCCAGTGCCGCATTTGATGAGTTGTTTAGTAAGTAAATAAAGTGTAGTTGGGGCTGTAGCTCAGTTGGGAGAGCGCTACACTTGCACTGTAGAGGTCGCAGGTTCGATTCCTGTCAGCTCCACTATTTAAATAGGAGAAACAAATGTCAGTAAAAGACGATTTGGCTGGGGTTTTAGCGGATTCCCTAAATAAAAAATTCAAAGATTATAAGGTTGCATATTTCTTAGATGGCGCACAACAAACACCTACTGATATAAGAGAGTTTATATCAACGGGTTCAACAATGTTAGATTTAGCAATATCTAATCGCCCTAATGGTGGTATTGCAGTTGGTAGGATTACAGAGTTGAATGGATTGGAAAGTAGTGGTAAATCATTAGTTGGTGCTCATCTACTTGCCGAAACTCAAAAGAAAGGTGGTGTTGCTGTTTACATAGATACAGAGACAGCAGTAAGTGAAGATTTCTTAGAAGTTATAGGTGTGGATATTGGTAAAATGTTATATCTACATTTAGAAACAGTGGAAGATATATTTGAGGCTATTGAAGAGATTGTGACTAAAGTAAGAGAATCAGATAAAGACAGATTAGTAACTATCTTAGTTGATTCACTCGCAGCTGCTACAACTAAAGTTGAGTTAAATGCAGATTATGACAAAGATGGTTGGGCTACTTCTAAAGCTATTGTAATCAGTAAAGCTATGAGAAAGATTACTCAAATGATTGGTAGACAAAGAATTGCTTTAGTGTTCACTAATCAGCTAAGACAAAAATTAGGTGTTATGTTTGGAGACCCGTGGACTACTTCAGGTGGTAAGGCTCTTCCATTTCACGCTTCAACTCGTATCAGATTAAAGAACAAAGGTCAGATAAAAGATAGTAAAAAGAATACTATTGGTATGACTATTCTGGCGCAAGTGATTAAGAATCGTTTGGGTCCTCCATTAAGAAAAGCTGAGTTTCCACTCTACTTTGAAAGTGGTGTAGATGATGAGGGCAGTTGGTTGCAGGTGTTGAAGGAACATAATATTGCTAAAGTTGGTGGTGCTTGGTACACAATGAAAGACCATAATGGCAAAGAGATTAAGTTTCAATCCAAAGATTGGGCTGAGAAGTTGGAAGACGAAGAGTTTAAAGAACATTGTTACAGTATGATTTGTGATAAAGTAATTCTTAAATACAACAAAGCTGAGATTGGTATCGATGATGTAGAAATTACTGATGAGGTGCTTGGTGAGTAATGGTAAGTATCTTTCCATACTTGAGGAAATAAAAAATAAAGGCGGTGATTTAAAATCTACTGAACCTAATGATAAGGTATTGATAATAGATGGTCTGAACACTTTTATTAGATGCTTCAGCGCTATACCAACTCTCAATGATGACGGTGCTCACGTTGGGGGAGTAGTTGGTTTTCTAAGGTCAATCGGTTACGCTATAAGAACAATTAGACCTACTCGAACTGTCATAGTATTTGATGGTAAGGGTGGGTCTAACCGCCGAAAGAAAATATTTCCAGAATACAAAGCTGGTAGAAATATGTCTGAAAGGTTGAATCGTTCTTATGATTTCAACACTAAAGAAGATGAACACCAATCAATGATTATACAGTTAACTAGAGTTATTGATTACTTAGAATATTTGCCAGTAACCTCAATTACAATTGAAGATATTGAAGCTGATGATACAATGGCTTACATCACAAAACAAATACTAAAGACCTCTAAAATAGTTTTGATGTCTACAGACAAAGACTTTCTTCAGTTAGTAAATCATAGAGTATCAGTTTGGTCTCCAACAAAGAAGAAACTATACGACCCACCAAAGGTGTTAGAGGACTATGGGATACCATCTCATAACTTTGCTGTGTACAGAGCAATTGATGGAGATAAATCTGATAACATAGATGGAGTTCGTGGTTGGGGATTGAAAACTATTCAAAAAAAATTACCACTTTTGCTAGAAGACAATATACTTAATATAGATGACATAATTACTGAAGACGAAAAACTCAAAGAGAATGAGGAGTTATTGAAAAGAAATCATATGTTGATGCAATTAGATGAAGTGGACATCAGTGCTTCTGCTAAAATGAAGATACTTGATAAAATTCGGGAACCTATAAACAAACTAAATAAACTAAAATTTCAAAAAAGATTCATAGAGGACAGGTTATTTGCTACACTTCCGAATATGGATAGTTGGTTGGTTCAATGTTTTGCCACACTAAATCAAATGGCTAGTAAAACACATGGGTAGACAAAAGAAATATAACTCAGAAGAAGAAAAGAAAGTTGCTCAGAGAAAATGGTCTATGGAATACTATTATAGAAATAGAGCAGTTCTTCAGGCAAAAGCACGTGAGAGATATCGTAGAAAGAAACAAATGGAAATAAAAGAAAAACAAAGAAAAGAGTTATATGGTGAGTGAAAATTTTAATCAATTTGGCCCGACATTCCAATCAAAAATAATATCATCTTTACTATCAGACAATAAATTTATACAAACTATCAGTGACATACTTGAACCAAAATATTTTGATTCAGATGCTAATAAATGGTTATCCTCAGAAATTAGTAAATACTTCAATGAGTTTAGGAAGGCACCTACCTTAGAAGTATTAAAGATAAAGATTACTCAGATGGATGATGAGATTCTAAAAGTATCTGTCATAGAAAATCTTAAAGAGGCTTGGAGAAGCGTTGAGGCTACCGATTTAGAATTTGTAAAGCAGGAGACATTAGACTTTTGTAAGAATCAGGTGTTAAAAGGTGCTATCGTAGAAGCTGTAGACTTACTAGAACAGAAGAAATATGATGAGATAAAAACTATAGTTGACGCTGCTATGAAAGCTGGTAGTGAAAGAGACTTAGGACATGACTATATAATATCTCTAAACGATAGACTTACAGAATCAGTAAGAGAAACTTTACCAACACCTTGGGATGCAGTAACGGGTGTTATGGATGGTGGACTTGGTGGTGGAGAGTTAGGTGTTTTGGTTGCACCTGCTGGTATTGGTAAGACTTGGTGTTTACAATCTTTGGGTGCTCACTTAGTTAAAGAGGGCAAAACAGTTGTACATTATACTTTAGAGTTAAATGAATCTTATGTTGGTTTGAGATACGATACAGTATTTAGTGGAACACCAACTGCTAATGTAAAGTTTTATCAGGATGAAGTACAGAAGGTGATTGATGGATTGAAAGGTAAATTGATAATCAAATACTACCCAACTCGTTCTGCTACTGTAAACACACTAGCAGCTCATCTAAAACAAATGGAGATTCAGGAAATTAAACCTGACGCTGTGATAGTGGATTATGCTGATATTTTGAAACCTACAACTTTTTATAAAGAGAAAAGGCACGCTACTGGTGAGACTTATGAAAATCTTCGTGGTATGGCTGGTGAGTTCGATATTCCGATATGGACTGCTTCACAGGCAAATCGTAGTTCACTCGAAGAGGATGTGATTGATGCTACTAAAGTTTCAGAAGACTACTCAAAAGTTATGACAGCAGATTTTGTAATGTCAGTTAGTCGTAAGGTTGAAGATAAGATTGCTAATACAGGTAGGTTCCATGTAATCAAAAATAGGTTTGGAGTTGATGGTATAACATTTCCAGCAAACATAAACACAAATACAGGTTTGATTCAAGTGCACGAAGCATCTACTGTTGCTGGAAAACAAACACAAGGTAAAATGGATAATTCGGAAGAATATCTACGCAAAACTTTATCTCAAAAATATAAAGATATGGAAGGTTTTGAGTAAATAAGAATGTGTATATATTATATTTAATATTGTATAAGGAGTTACTATGGAAAAGTTTACATTATCAGAAAATTTTATAAGCAAATATAAAAGGAAAAAGGCTCCTTTTGGTTTTAATGGATTAGGTGAATTGGTTTATATGAGAACCTATTCTCGAATCAAAGAAGATGGTAAAAACGAAAGATGGTGGGAGACAGTACAGAGAGTTGTAGAAGGTACTTACAACATGCAAAAGAATTGGATTGAATCACATCAATTAGGGTGGAATCCGTGGCAAGCTCAGAAGAGTGCTCAAGATATGTATGAGCGAATTTTTACAATGAAGTTTTTGCCTCCTGGTCGCGGTCTGTGGGCGATGGGAACGCCTATCACAGAGAAAAAGGGATTATACGCCGCCCTAAACAATTGTGCTTTTGTATCTACAAAAACACTCAAAGAAGACTACGCAAAACCATTCTGTTTCCTTATGGATGCCAGTATGTTAGGTGTCGGTGTGGGGTTTGATACAAAAGGTGCTGGTGAAATAGTAATTAAAGGTATTGACAAAAGTAGAGATGAACAGACTTACAAAATACCTGATACACGTGAGGGTTGGGTGGAGTCTTTGAAACTTCTTTTAGAGAGTTACTTTCATGGTCAGGCACCGATGGAGTTTGACTATACAAAGATACGGCCTGCAGGTGAACCCATAAGTGGTTTTGGTGGTGTTTCAAGTGGTCACGAACCACTAATGGAAGTGCACGAAGACATCAGAAAGGTATTAGAAAAAAATAGTGGAGAACCAATTTCAGTAACAACAATTGTAGACATAATGAATCTAATCGGTAAGTGTGTTGTTGCAGGTAATGTTAGAAGAACTGCTGAAATAGTTTTTGGCGAACCAGATTCAGAGGAGTATTTGGATTTAAAGAATTATGAAGTTAATCCAGATAGAGAACAATTCGGTTGGACATCTAATAACAGTATCTTTGCTGAATTAGGAATGGATTACACCGAAGCTGCAAAAAGAATTGTAGATAATGGAGAGCCTGGTTTTGCCTGGTTACACAATATGAGAAAATATTCTCGTATGAAGAATGGTGGAGACAACAAAGACCATAGGGTTATGGGGGGTAATCCCTGTTTGGAACAATCTTTAGAGAGTTATGAGTTATGTTGTTTAGTAGAAACATTTCCTGATAATCACATAGACTTTGAAGATTATGCGAGAACTCTAAAGTATGCTTATCTTTACGCTAAAACAGTTACATTAGGAAGAACTCATTGGAGTGATACCAATAGAGTTATGTTAAGAAACAGAAGAATCGGTTGTTCTGTAAGTGGTGTTGCACAATTTATTACACATAGAGGAATTAATTCGTTAAAGGAGTGGTTAAATGATGGATATGATGTCATTCAAGAATGGGATGATGTATACTCTGATTGGTTTGCTGTACCAAAGTCAATTAAAACTACATCTGTTAAACCTAGCGGTACAGTATCGCTTTTGGCTGGAGCGACTCCTGGTCTTCACTATCCTGAAAGTCGGTTTTATATTAGACGGATAAGATTATCAAAACATTCAGAATTATTAGAACCGTTAAAAAAAGCTGGATATAAATTAGAACCAGCATTCGGTTCTGAGGAAACAACAATGGTTGTAGAAATACCCGTTGATGTTGGCGAGGGAATTAAAACAGCAGCTGAACTTTCGATTTGGGAACAATTCAGTCTAGCTGCTTTTCTTCAACGACATTGGGCAGACAATCAAGTAAGTTGCACGGTTACATTCAATCCAGAAACAGAAGCAAATCAGATTGCTCCGTGTTTGAATTACTATCAGTATCACTTGAAGGGTATCAGTTTATTACCAAGACATGATTATGGTGCTTATAAGCAAATGCCATATGAATCTATTGATGAAAAGGAATATAATAAACAAATAAAAAAACTCAGTAAATTATCATTCGGTGTTATCAAGAATGAAGAAGCGGATATAGATAAGTTTTGTAACAATGATTCTTGTGAAGTGCCATCGTTGTCAGGCGATAACGATGACCAAGAATATGCCAACTAAATTTCACATACAAATGCGGACAGGCAGATGGCACACCTGTAAAAAAATGTGTCTTTCGTTAATGAATAAGCAAGGAGATGATTATGAATTATCGTAATCTAATAGTGTCATTTATGATGACAACAGGATTGTTCGCGCAGTCTATTGTTGGAATCGTACATGGACTAAAACCACTTGAAGGAGCTAATATTGTCGTTGAAGGAACAGAACTTGGTTCGGTTTCTAATGACGAAGGTATGTATACCATATCTGATGTTTCACTTGGAACATATGATATAACTGCTTCTTTTATTGGTTACTCTTCAGTGACTAAATCTTTGGTTGTTGGAGAGGGTGACAATGTAGTTGACTTTCATTTGGAAGTTGACGCGGTTGTATTGTCAGCGCTTGAAGTTCTCGCTTCTCGTGCGGATAAAACAACACCTGTGGCTTACACAACTGTAGATAAAGCTGAAATGGAAGTTCGTCTTGGTTCACAAGACATTCCAATGATTCTTAATACTACACCAAGTGTATATGCCACTCAACAAGGTGGTGGTGCGGGTGATGCCCGTATCAATGTTCGAGGTTTTAACCAAAGAAATGTTGCTGTTATGATTAATGGTGTTCCCCAAAATGATATGGAGAACGGATGGGTTTATTGGTCTAATTGGGATGGTGTTGGTGATGCCACATCTTCCATTCAGATGCAAAGAGGTCTATCAGCTGTTAATCTTGCTACACCTTCTATTGGTGGAACTATGAACATCATCACAGACCCTGCTGCTCTTGAAAAGGGTGGTAAGTTCAAACAAGAGATTGGTGTTAGTGGTTTCTTAAAATCAACACTAAACTATAATTCAGGTCTAATCAAAGATAAACTAGCGCTTAGTGGAACAATAGTTCGTAAGACTGGTGATGGTTTAATCGATGGAACTTGGACAGATGCTTGGGCATATTACTTCGGTGGTTCTTATGCAGTTTCGGATGACCAACGATTTGAGTTATATGCTATAGGCGCACCACAGCGACATGGACAGAACCTATATAAACAGAATATTGCAACTTATTCACAAGAGCTTGCAGGAAGTATCGATGGGTATGATGATTCCGCTTATGTTGCTGGTAATAAGTTTGAACATGAAGCTGGTAGGTTCTTTAATCAAAATTGGGCACCCGTGGATGAATCATACACAGGTAAACAGTATTGGTATATGTATGGTGCAAACATTGTGGATAGGTATAGTCCTACTCTTTTGAACGAAAGAGAGAACTTCTTTCACAAACCACTTGTAAACCTTAACCATTTTTACGATATCAATGAAGATTTAAGATTATCATCTGTTCTTTATTGGTCAGGCGGTTCGGGTGGTGGAACTGGCACTTATGGAAGTGTAAAAAGACAACCTGCCATCGAAGGTAATCAATGGTGGGCAAGTTCACCTTGGAGATGGGATTGGAATGCCGAGATTGCTGAGAACTCTGCTAACATAGATTCTGCTTGGTCAGAAACAGAAAATCGTTCAACAGGTATTCTTCGTAACTCAATCAACAGACAAAACACTTATGGTTTGATTTCTAAATTAAACTATGATGTTTCAGATGAACTTGAGGTTCAAGTAGGATTGGATTGGAGAACTGCTGGTATTGAACACGCTCGTGAGGTTCGTGATTTACTTGGTGGAGACTATTATGTAGACTACGCTGATGACAATGCACCTGATGGTAAGAAAGTTGGGTTGGGTGACATAATCGCTTATCACAATGAAACAACAGTAGATTGGATTGGTACATTTGCTCAAGGTAAATACACAACTGATAAATTCAATGTTTATGGTATGGGTGGATTGTCAACAATAAAATATACCTATCATGACCACTTTGCAGTTGATGCTGATGTAGTTGAGGCTAGTCCTATAACTACCTTTCAACTCAAGGGTGGTGTTGTGTATAATCTTGATGACAGATTATCAGCATTTGCTAATATTGGATATGTTCAGAAACCACCTATTTTAGATAATGTAATTGATTATGATGGAAATGTATCTACAAATCCAGATAATGAGAAGTTTTTATCTAATGAGATTGGTGGGGAATACAAAAGTGGTAAGGTTGCTATTAAAGGTAGTTACTATAATACTCAATGGAATGATAGAAACCTTACTAAGTCTGTGACTACAGGTCAAGGTGATTCAGGTGATACCGATATCATTTACTTAACAGGCGTTAATCAATCACATTCTGGTGTAGAGGTTGAATCTAAGATTGCTCTTCATGAGATGGTAGACTTAGATATTGCTGTGAGTGTGGGAGATTGGTATTTCGATGGGGATGCTAATGGTGATTACACAGAGATGGAGTACAATGATGATAATCAAATCATTGGACAAACTTCTACTGAATATGAGTATGCTCTAAACAATCTAAAGGTTGGTGACATGCCACAAACTGCTTATGTTGGTGGACTCACATTAAAACCAATCAAAGGATTGAGTTTACAAGGACTTTACAGATGGTATGATGAACATTATGCTGATTGGAGTCCTGATGCACGTGAGGTTGATGGTGATGCTGACAGAGCACAAGTATGGAAATCACCATCCTATGGTAAGTTAGACTTACATCTATCTTACAAACTACCAGAAATTGCTGGTCTTGACTTGACTCTTTCAGGTCATGTCTTTAATGCTCTTGACGATATTTATGTTCAAGACGCTGTGGATAACAGTAGGTATAATGGGTATGGTGACAAACTTCACCTAGCTCATAATGCTGAAGTATTCTTGGGTACACCAAGAAGTTTCAACTTAGGACTTTCTGTTAATTTCTAAAATGGTAAATTTAGGGGGGATTTTTCCCCCCTTTTTATCAAAAAAAAGCTTGACTTTATCAGGTTTTATTCGTAGCTTTAATAAATCAAATAGGGGATTTTATATCTAAATGTATCAGAATATTTACTTTGATATGAAAACGCGAAAAGTTCATATTTGGGATGATGATAAAGGTTATTATGTTATTCCATATAAGAAGTACGCATATGTAAAAGATAGAAACGGCTCTCATGTTTCTCTCTATGGTGATAAACTTAGAAAGGTATTTAAGTTCGATGCCGACACACCAAACTTATTTGAATCCGATGTGCCACCTGAAACACGTGTATTGGTAGACCAATATGGAGATTCAGAGGAGCTATCTAATAATCACAATATAATGATGATTGACATTGAGGTAGAAGTAACAGAGGGATTCCCAATGCCAGAGGATGCTAACAATAAGATTACTTCTATTGCTACATACGACTCTGTTAGTGATACTTATTACGCTTTTGTGTTGGATGATAAAGATAGACTAACACTAAAATCAAAAGATAATGTAATAGTAGAGAAATTTAATACAGAGTATGAACTTTTACAAAAATTTATGGTGGAGTATCTGAAATGGAAACCAACCATCATTACAGGTTGGAACATAGATACATTTGATATGCCATATCTATACAACAGAATGTGTAAGGTGGTTGGTAAAAATGTTGCTGATATGATTTCACCAATTCAGACAGCTCAATGGAACAAACATAGAAAGAGATATATGTTTGCCGGTGTCAGTTGTTTAGATTACTATGCTTTATACAGATTGTTTACTTACACTCAATTATCATCTTACAGATTGGATGCCGTTGCAGAAAAAGAGTTAGGTGAAAACAAAATAGAGTATGATGGAACACTTAATGATTTATATGAAAATGATATAAATAAGTTTGTCGAATATAACATACATGATGTCAGACTTGTGAAAAGATTGCATGACAAATTAGATTTTATTGATATGGCTAGAGGTGTATGTCACGTAGGTCATGTTCCTTATGAAGATGTTTACTTCTCATCTCGTTACTTAGAAGGGGCTATATTGGTTTACCTAAAAAACTTAGGTGTTGTTGCTCCTAACAAGCCACCAAGAGTTGAGAAAAAAGATGACGATAAATTTGCTGGTGCTTATGTACAACCACCACAAAGAGGTAAACATGATTGGGTGTTTGACTTAGATATTACCTCTATGTATCCATCAGTAATTATGTCTTTAAATATATCACCAGAAACAAAAATTGGAAAACTTTCAGGTTGGGATGCTGAGGAGTTCTTGAAGGGCACGCCAAAAACTTATACCCTCATATCCAATGGTGTAGAAAAAGGAAAACTTACAGAAAAAGAGTTGAAAGATTTCTTTAACAAAAATAAGGTTTCAGTATCTTCCAATGGTGTATTATATCGTAGTGATAAAAAAGGTTTGATTCCTGCATTGTTGGAGAAATGGTTTGATACTCGTGTGGAGTATAGAAAGTTAATGAAGAAGTTTGGTGATGCTGGTAATAACGAAAAGTATACATATTTCAAAAGTCGCCAGTTGATTCAAAAAGTTGTTCTAAACTCATTGTATGGTGTATTAGGTTTGCCAGTATTTAGATTCTATGATTTAGATAATGCTGAGGCTACCACACTAACAGGTCAGGAACTAATAAAATTTACTAAAAAGATTGGTAACTATTTTTACAACAATGCTTTGAATACTGATGAGGACTACTGTATTTACATCGATACAGATTCCGTATTTTATTCAGCACTACCATTGGTGCAAAAAAGATTTCCAAATAAAAAATTCACAGAAACACAGATGAGTAAGGTTATTTTGGATGTAGCTGATGAAATGCAAACATATCTAAATAAGTCATACGACTACTTTGCTAGTAAGTTTCTAAACTTAGACAAACATAGGTTTGAGATAAAGCAGGAATTGATTGCTAAGAGTGGTTTATTTATTGTGAAAAAACGATATGGTATGAAGATTATCAATGACAATGGAGTAAAGGTAAACAAACTGCATGTAAAGGGTTTGGACTTAGTTCGTAGTAATTTTCCAAAGGCTATGGGTGAACTACTAAAGAGTGTTTTAGAAGATATACTGGCTAATGTACCAAAGGATAAGATAGACGAAAGGATAATAAACTTTAAGGAGTCTATGAAATTAGTAGACTTTGATAGGATAGCTATGCCGACAGGTGTAAAAAATATGAAAAAATATAGTTCTGGTAAAAATGGTCACTTTACTCAGTTTGCCAAAGGTGCTCCAGCACATGTTAAAGCAGCACTAACTTACAATGACTTATTGGAACACTTTGGTGTTGATGGTAAGTATGAAAAGATAAGTAATTCCGAAAAGATAAAATGGGTTTATTTAAGACAAAATGAGTTTGGATTAGATTCTTGTGGTTACAAAGGTTATGAAGACCCACCTGAGGTAATTAATTTTATAAAACAATACATAGACCACAAAAAGATGTATGCTCAAATGTTAGAGAAGAAGATAATGATGTTTTATGAATCTTTGAAATGGAATGAGCCTGTGAATAAAAAAACATCTATGGAAAGATTTTTTTGATTTTGAATAATAACATTGATATGTATATATGTATATATCTATTAACAAATAAGGAGTGATAAATGAATAAACATTCACTAAACCGTTTCATCGACAAATATTATCTTGGAGGAAATTGTTCTTCAGTTGTGATAAAAAGCGATGGAACAAATCTATCTACTAGGTTCATCACAGGTGATAAGAATTTGCTTGGTGAACTAAAGATGTCAGATTGGAAATTTGATAAAGCTGAACTTGGTGTTTACAACACAGAACAGTTGGTAAAACTACTTTCAGTTATGTCAGATAATATTTCGATGAATTTGACGAAAGCTGGTGATAAGGTTGTTTCTCTTAAAGTATCGGACAGTGCTTCAAGCGTAAATTACATGCTTTCTGATTTATCTGTGATTGGACAAGTACCTAATATGAAGAGCGTACCTGACTTTGAAGTAAAGATAAAAGTTGATAAGTCTTTTATGAATAAGTTTGTTGCTGGTAAAGGTGCATTAGCTGATACAGATAACTTTACAGTATTGACAAGCGATGATGGCGTAAAGGTTGTAATTGGTTATGCAGAAATAAATACTAATCGTGTGACTCTGCCTGTTCAAACAGAAACTTATGATGTCATAGATAATGTTTCTTTCAATGCTAATCTATTCAGAGATGTTTTAGTTGCTAACAAAGAATGTGAAAGTGCTACATTAGAAGTTAGTTCACAGGGTCTTGCCCGTATCAAATTTAAAATTGATGAGTATGATGCCACTTACTATCTTGTTGCAGAAACAGATGTGTAAATGGAGTCTTATGTAGACACCACAAGAGTATCAGTTCGACCAATCTACAAAGCATTGGCGAGAGATATAATTGAAAAGAATCATTACAGTGGTAGGTTGTCCTCTTGTAGATATCCGTTAGGGGTATTTTATCAAACGGACAACCAACATCAATTCTTTGATGAGGCTGAAGAGAAACTAATTGGAGTAGCCTGTTATGGATTTCCAGTTGGTAGAAGAGTTATTGGTTCAATCTTTAGTGAAGAGATACTAGAAAATAAAAACATTTTGGAATTGACAAGACTGTATATAGATGATGGTTATGGTAAAAACATAGAGTCGCATGTTATCTCATCCACATTTAAATGGTTGAGAGAAAATGCTCCAAACATAAAAGTTTTAGTGTCCTACGCAGATCCTGAACAAAGTCATGATGGTGCTATCTATCAAGCCACTAATTGGATATATCAAGGTTGTGGTGACTTTCAGTTAGCACCAACATACTCTTTAAGAGTTAATGAAGAAGATGATTGGATGCACAGCAGAAGCGTATATTCAAAGTATGGTTCAGCTGCACCTAAGAATTTGATTAAAACCATAGGACAAACCTTTTGGTTGAAGAAAGAAGCCACAAAACATAGATATATTTATTTTTTAGGAAATAAAACAGAAAACAGAAAGTTTCGTAAAGTGATGAAACATCCTGAGATGAGATATCCGAAAAATTATGTACAAGAAGTTGAAATTACAAAAGTAGAGGTAGAAAATAACAAATGGGAAAATTAGAACATACCCTTTGGGTTGAGAAGTATCGGCCTGATTCATTAGAGTCTTACATAGGTAATGAACATCTAAAAAGTAAGATAAAATTGTATTTAGAAAATGGTGACTTACCACATCTTCTTTTATATGGAAGAGCTGGTACGGGTAAAACAACATTGGCAAAATTGTTGGTTAATAATATAGAGTGTGACCAACTTTATATAAATGCTTCTGATGAGAATAGTGTGGATACAGTTCGTAATAAAGTTCGTAACTTTGCTTCTACAATTGGATTCAAAGATATGAAGGTTATTATATTAGATGAATGTGATTATATCACACCAAATGCTCAGGCAGCTCTTCGTAATCTAATGGAGACTTTTTCTAAGCACACTAGATTTATACTAACTTGTAACTATGTTGAAAGAATCATAGACCCAATACAAAGTCGTTGTCAACCATTTCAAATAGTGCCACCATCAAGAAAAGAAGTTGCTGTACATCTTAATAGTATACTTAAAGAAGAGACTGTTACTTTTGAGATGGATGATGTAGCTACATTAGTTAATGGTGGTTATCCTGATATTCGTAGAGTTATAAATTTTGCTCAAAGACAAGTAGTGGATGGTAAACTGTCAATTGACCAAAATAATTTAGTAGCGGTAGATTTAAATGTCAATGTATTTTCTTCACAAATTATAAATGTCCTAAAGACACAAAGTAAAAAAGATGCTTTCGTAACTATAAGAAAGATGTTGGCTGATAATCAGATATCAGACTTTGCTGATCTGTTTCGTTTACTCTATGATGAGGTTGATGACTATGGTAAAGGGCATATCGCAGAATGTATTTTAACCGTAGCTAAATATCAGTTGTCAGATGCTCAGGTAGTTGATAAGGAGATAAATGCTATGGCTATGTTAATAGAATTACTAGGAGTAATAAAATGAATATGAAACCACAAAAGCCATTACCTAAACCTAAGACACAAGTTCAGGTTGATTTGAGTGAAGCCGAAACTATGAAATGTGAAGATTGTGGTAACACAGTTTTTATTCCAGCATTTTTCCTAAAGAGACTTTCACCACTTGTATCTCCAACAGGACAAGAAGCACTTATACCAATTCAGGTATATAGTTGTGGAAATTGTGGTAAGGTGCCGGACAAGTTAATGAAGGAAGTTAATGGCAACAGTTAAAAAGAAGAGTTTATTCGATCACATCAAACAGATAACAGATGTTCAGAACCCTAATTATTGGGATGAGATTTCTGATGATGATAAAAAGTCGTGGTCTAACTACATGGTTAACAGATTCTTATCTATGAAAATGGATTGGGTAGAGTTTGTTAATGAGGTACAGAAGTATTCTTTAGAGCCAGAACAGGTTTATAAAATTTACACAGATATACTGCCGAAAAAAAGACAATGGCTAAAGTATATCAAAGGAGATAAAAAGATGAAGTATCCAAAATGGGTATATGAAATAGTTGCTAAGCATCTACAATGTAGTATGAGAGAAGCTAGCGAGGCAGTAGATATGTATGAATTGTCGCATGGTGGACAAGCAGAATTAGTAGACATACTTATTAAGTATGGTAAAACAGAGGATGAGTGTCGTAAGATTGGATTATGAGTGTTACCAACTTTACTGTTGAAGAAATACCTAGAAAATCCATAGTTCAATTTATTGAAAAACATCACTATTCTCACAATGTAAATGGAGTGCAATCTTTGTATCACTTCGGATTATATGGTGAGGGCAACTTTGGTTTACCTAAAATGATTGGTGCTATGATGTATGCTATACCATCTATGCCAGCTACTGCTTCAAAATATAATCCAATTAATCCTAATAAATGTTTAGAGCTAAGAAGACTTGTTTGTGTGGATGACACACCTAAAAATACCGAAAGTTATTTTATCGGAAAGACTTTCAAATGGTTAAAAAAGTATACTGATATGGAAGTTATAGTTTCATTTGCCGACCAACACTATGGTCATTCTGGCACAATTTACAAAGCAACTAACTTTGATTACTTAGGTGAAACTGCTGACGCTAGAGTATTAATCGTTGATGGTAAGGAAATGCACAGTAGGTCTCTAAATCAACTGAAGAGACCATATGGAAGAGAATTAAATCGTAGGTATAAAGCCGGTGATGAAAATATTTTTTGGAAGAAGAGAAAACCAAAACATATTTATGTTTACTATCTCAGTAAAAAAATCAAAAGACAAATAAAAAAGCTTGACTTTCAGCCTAAAAGTTCGTAGCTTTTAATGTAAATTGGAGTGTTATAATGAAGAATATAAAAGAATCTAAAAGTGTGACTTATACAGAGGATGTTCATCCTGTCGTTGAACAGATGGAAAAAGAATGGCCTGAGATGACTAAGGAGTTCAAAAGATTACAAAGAGAACAGTATGAACTATTTCTGAGGAAGCAGCATGATTATGGTCCTGGTAATATTTCTGTCGGTACTATGTTGCAAACACCAGATGAAACTCATCTAGCACTAACTGGCTTATGGTTTCGTATGAATGATAAGATACAACGATTGAAAAATATGTTAATGAGTAAAAGAGAATCTGCCGTTGATGAACCTATGGAAGATGCTTACTTAGATGTTAGTAATTATGGTATTATGGCAACCATTGTAAAAAATGGTAAGTGGGGAAAGTAATGAAGTCTGTCAGAAAAATAATTAAAGAAATGGTAGACAAATATCCAAATGATATGGAACTTGGAGCTAGAGTACGTTGGTATATAAAATGGTTGTATGAAGGTGTGACTAAAAGAAGTGAGGAATATAAAGATGACAACAAATGGAGTGTATAAGTATGAGTGTAAGGCTGGAACTTATGAATCAGATACATTGATTGGTTTGTTGTGGGAAAGGTTTACTCATAAGTTATGGCATTTGATAAAGCACGGTAGGTGGATGGATTGAAAAAAATAAGCTATAGTCAATATTCAATGTGGTCTCAATGTCCACATCGATGGAAGACTTCTTATGTCGATGGTATCAGAGAATACTCGGATAGCATTCATACAATGTTTGGTACTTCGATGCACGAAGTAATACAAACTTTTCTCACAGTGATGTATAATGATACTGCTAAATTAGCAGAACAATTACCATTAGAAGATATGTTACGGACTAGAATGAAACGTAACTTTGAACAGATTGTTAAAGCAAATGGTGGTGAGATGTTTTGTACTGAAAGCGACATGGTAGAGTTTTATACACAAGGTATAGAGATACTCAAATTTATCAGAAAGAAAAGAGGTCAGTACTTTAGTAAGAAAGGTTATGAATTGATTGGTATAGAAGTGCCACTAAATTATAATTTACCAAGCGGTATAAAATTTGTCGGTTTTATCGACATCGTAATCAGAGATACGGTGAGAGATGTAATTAAAATTTATGATATCAAAACCTCTACTATGGGTTGGAATAAATATATGAAAGCTGATAAGAACAAAACCGACCAACTACTACTCTACAAACAATTTTACTCCAAACAGTTTAACCATCCTATAGATAAAATAGAAGTTGAATATTTTATAGTAAAAAGAAAGTTATATGAAAACTTAGACTTTCCACAAAAAAGAGTACAAAAGTTTGTACCAGCAAATGGTAAACCATCTATAAATAAAGTAGTTAGTAGATTAGATGTATTTTTGAAAGAATGCTTTACTTCTGATGGAGAATATAATGTCGAACATATTTATAGAAAAGAAGCATCTAAAAAAAATTGTAGATT